AAAATCAGCAGGTCACCACCTACAACTATACGCTCTCCGGCTACGGAGCCATCGGTCTCCCAGCCGCCAGCAATGGTTAATCTCTTTCACCGCCTGCCCGTCTCGCTTACTCTTCATCGCCAGCGGGTGGGCGGTATCTTATCACTCATCACTTATCACTTATCATTTACCCGGAACTATGAACGAAAAAACAGTAACAATCGACGGCAAGGAATACCCCGTCCGCTTCAATATGAGCACGCTCATAGCATTTGAGCAAACCAGCGACAAATCCTTCTTCGGAGAAAACTTCGACAAGCTATACTCCCGTGTCATCCTCGTTTTTGCAGCCATGTTCGCGGCAGACGAGAAAATCACCACCGAAGTGCTGCTGAACAGCAACGACTGGCAGGGCATCACCAAGGCGTTCAACACCATCATGGAGATGGCCGCAGAGTTCTTCAAGGTGCCCAAGATAATCACAGACGCAGAAGCCAAGGAAACCACCACGGAAAAAGAGGAGAAAGCCGCAAAAAACTGACCACCGCCCATGAGCTCTTCACGCAGCTTGTGGGCGAGATTGGCATCCCGCGCGAGCAGTTCCCGACGCTTCAATGGTGGGAGATACGCTGTATCATCCGGGGCTATCACCGCCGCCACCGCCATGCGTGGAGCTCCACGCGCTGGCTGGCTTTCAATCTGATGAGCGCACAGGTAGGCAGCGACAACATGCGCAGTCATGGAATCAACAGCCCCACCGACCTCATCAAGTTCCCGTGGGAATGCACCGACAACGAACTACCCACCGAGGATGACATCGCGGAGATGCAGCAGATGATGGCCTCGATGAATACAAGCAACAAATGAACTATTACCAAACAGTTGGGCAACTATTACCAAATAGTTTGCAAACTGTTACCTAATGATTTTAATTTTACATATAGGCAAAATCTCATTCTAAGTTTTCATCATTAAGGTTAAATTCAGATTTTCAAACAATTTTTGTTATCATGGTTTGTGTAAACCCTCGCAGGGATGCGGGGGTTTATTATGGGATTAATGAAGAATCTTGCAATCGGCGGTGCACGGAGTGCCAGAAGCACCCGAAGCACAGGCACATCCTCCACAGGCGGCGATGGCTATGTGGAGGTAATCGGTTTCAATGAGACCGACAAGATGCTGGGCGAACTGATGACCACCGACCCCTACATGGCACGCAAGGTTAAGACCTTCATCCGCAAGGCTCTGAAACAGGCGCGTAAAGACCTCAGTGACGATGCAACGAAATACCTGGATAGCGACCCGCGCCGTGCCGCCCGTGCCGTGAAGTTCTCCGTATATAAGGCCATGTTCGGCGGCAACCTGTCGATACTTCAGAAGGGCAGGGGCACAGCCGGAGCCCGCTATAAGCTCATCCGCAAGAAGAAACTCCAGCCAGGTCAGCGTGGAGGCAACCGCCGCCCGTATGTAGATGATGCCCGCAACCGACTGGAGACATACTTCGGTGCAGATCGTGGTTTTATTCTCAGATTTATAAATTCGGGAACCGTTGAACGACATACACGATACGGCAGCCGTAGTCATATACGTCAGACCGATTGGTTCGGCCACACGGCTCCCTGGCACCTTCAGGATGCCGCCGCTGCAATCGCAACAGAAATAAGCAACTATATAAAAACCCACAAATAAATGGCAAGAAGTGACGTTCTCGTCCGCATGAAAGCGGACACCACAGGATACGATGCGAACCTGGCAAAGGCTCGCAGACAACTCGACGCATTCAAGAAGGACAACCTTACAATGGGCGGCATCATCAAGCAGCTGTCGGGCAACATGCTCTCGGCTGTGGGTGGCTTCGCCAGCATCACCGCTGCTGTTGGTGCACTCACCGCTGCATTCAAAAGCAACATCGAGACCGCCCTGAAGTTCGAGAAGTCGATGTCGCAGCTGTCATCGCTCACGGGTAAGACAGGCGAAGACCTGAACCAGCTGAAGGAATACGCCATCGAACTGGGTTCTACCACCACGCTCTCCGCATCCGAGGTGGCCGATGCTTTCAAGATGATTGGCTCACAGCAGCCGCAACTGCTCGCAAGTTCTGAAGCACTGAAAGCCGTTACCAAGAATGCCATCACGCTCTCCGAGGCGGCAGGCATAGAACTGGCAACCGCCGCGCAGACGCTCTCGACATCCATCAACCAGATGGGCGGCGACAGCAGCAATGCCGAGCGGTTCATCAACGTGCTGGCAGCAGCATCGCAGAAGGGTGCAGGTGATATTGCATGGTTGGGAGAGGCCATCACCAAGTCGGGAACCACCGCCAAAATGGTGGGCACAAGCTACGAGCAGCTGGTGGCCAACCTCGAGCAACTTGCGCAGGCTGGCTTCGATGCTTCAACGGCGGGAACGGCTCTCCGCTCTATTATCGTCAACCTTGAGAAACAGACCGATGACAAGCTGAAGCCATCGGTGGTTGGTCTTACCGAGGCATTCGCCAACCTTGAAAAGAAGCATCTCAGCGTGGGCGAAATGTCGAACCTTGTGGGTAAGATGTTCGGCGCACAGGCTGCCGTGCTCGCTGAGAATGCTGCGAAGGCACGAGAACTGGAAGAGGCCATCACGGGCACCAACACCGCCGAGGAACAGGCCAAGACCAACACCGACAACCTGGAAGGCTCGCTGAAGTCACTCAGCAGCGCATGGGAAGGATTCAACCTGCACCTGAACTCATCGAACGGATTAGTTAAAGAGTGCGTTGACACATTTACAGATTGGATTAGGGAACTTGATGAATTTGTTGTCTGGTTAGGAAGCAGCGAGCCAATGCGCGTCTCTTTTACAGGATGGCTTGGCGATATTGCATCGGCAGCGAACACCGCCTATGAAAGTTTTATGAGAATGTTCGGAGTTATGCCAGATAACTTGCTTGCTCATGGTGCTGGTATTGGTGGGGCATTTTCTAATATGTTCACGTATGATGCAGGAACATTGCCAGAAGTTGTTGTGAGTGGGGCAAAACAGAAAAAGAAAACCGTCGGCGGTGGCGGTGTCGGCAAGAGGACGGGCGGCAAAACCACCAAGGTGACACCACCCGCACCCGCAGGCTCCGTGGCTGCATTGAACAAGGAACTCGCCGACCTCCGCAAGAAGCAGGAACTGGCCACCGATACAACCACATGGACAAACTATCAGAAGAAGATAGACGAAACCACGGCCAAGATAGCATTGCTGAAGGGTGAAATCAAGTTCGACGATAAAGAGCAGAACAGCATCGGAAAGGACGAAATCGAAATCCCCGGCAAGGTCTATCTGAAGGAAACCACCGAGCAGGACATCAAGGACCAGCTCGACCAATTCGCGCCCAAAGACCCATACGAGATAGATGTGGATGTTAACTTCAAGGTGCTGAAGGAAATCGAAGAAAAGGAACTGAAGAAAATGATGACCACCGCTCAGATGGCAGCCAGCGCGGTGTCGAGTATCGGCGAAGCATTTGCCAACATCGAGGACCCGTCGGCCAAGGCCGCAGGCACCGTGATGCAAGCCATTGCCAGCATCGCCCTCGGCTTCGCACAGGCAGCAGCGGCCAAGGATACCACCGCAAGCGGCTGGGGCTGGCTCGCATGGCTGGCAGCAGGTGCAGCAGCAATGGCCACCACCATCAGCACCATCCACTCGCTCACTGGCTTCGAAAACGGTGGACAAGTAAGCGGCAGTTCCTTCAGCGGCGACAACATTCCCATCATGGCCAATGCCGGAGAGGTGGTGCTCACTCGGGCACAGCAGGGCAACCTTGCCGCCCAGCTCCAGGGCAGCGGCAGCAACGTCCATGTGACGGGCGAGCTGCGTGGCGAATCCATCTACCTGGCCGTGAACCGCTCACTAAAGCGGCGGGGCAAAGGTGAGTTAGTTACATGGAAATAATAAAACACTAAGAATATGACAGGCAAAGATATTATCGTGATACTCTCACAGAACGGCACCCCGATGGCCAGCACCCGCATCAAGAGTGATGACATTCAGACACGCGCCGACACCATAGAGAAGGCCAGCAGCACCCAGCAGCAATGGCGCGAATACATTGCAGGCCGCAAAGAATGGACGCTCACCACCAACTACCTGGTGCTGGCAGCCGCCAAGCTCACCGACGTGCTGCTCATCGGCCAGTCGTTCGACATCACCGTTCGCCACATCAGCGAGAACGTAACCCTAACCGGCCAGGCCATCCTCACCGATGCCAAGCAGACGCACACCGTGAACAGCCTCTGCCAGGGTTCCTTCAGTTTCCGAGGAAACGGACCGCTTCAATAAGAAACCGCCGCCCATTCAGGCAGCGGCTTCTTTTTATCACCATGTTCCCGTCCAAGGAGTGTCCCATTCATCGTTCAGCGTGATGGTGAACGTTCCCGAAGTGCTGAACAGCGAGCCCGAGAACTCCGTGGCACGATTGGCCATGAACGGAGCCGCAGCCACATTCACCAGCCCTATAATATCATTGTCTTCATCCCGAGCAGATACCGTCAGCGGCGTAGTCCATTCCGCAGCAGTAGAGAATCCGAAGAAACTCACCGCCATCCCGGTAGTGCCCACCATAGATGCAGGAACGCTTGCGCTCATCTCCTCTGAGTCTTTCATGTCCGCAGGCTGTCCCGTCAGATAGTCCAAACCAGCATACCATTTCCCAGGCATCACCACCACCGTGGCCGTTCCGTCAGGTACGGCATCAGTCGCAGTAATCTTCAGCTTTGTAACAACCCTATCCAGCGCAACCGAATAAGCCGAGGCCGAAGCACCGCCCACAGTCACGCTCATCGCTTTCCAGAACGTGTCCCTAATCGACCCCCACGAGATGACCGTCCCATTAATCACCGGGCTCGCACCTCTGCTCACCACAAAATAAATCCGATGTTCGCCATAGCTGAGTGTTGGCGCGGGCGTACCGAAATCAGCATCCGTTGACACCTGATGCAAGGTCTGCACCAGCGTCCCGTCCACATAATCAAACAGCCACAAGTCCGTCATCTCCTTTCCATCCGCCGACAATGATCCACGAGTAAACACCGGCGAGTTCCAATTCCCTTCCAGTTCAAAGGTCACCTTCTTCGCCCCCGCTTCAATCTCCGTCACATCCTTTGAGCAGCCCGTGAGCATAGCCACTGCAACCGCCATTAATAACATTTTCTTCATAGTTCTCATTTTTTATTGGTTAGTGAAATCTCTATTGCTTCAAAGTCATCGTGCACCGACTTGGCCAGCACCTTCGCATAGCGTTGCGTCTGCACGATGTTCGTATGCCCCAGCATCCGCGACACGTTCTCAATCTTCGCCCCGTTCCGTAGCATGAATGTGGCGAAGGTATGCCGCGCAAGGTGAGTGTGCAGCCTGGTATTAATCCCAGCCATCTGCCCGAGAGCCTTCAGGTGATGGTTATAGTCCGCGTTGTCCATCTTCGGAATCTCCCATCCGTACTTTTCAAGGATGGCCACCGCTGGCGACAGCAGCCGCGACACATACGGCACCCCCGTCTTGATACGTTCGCCGATGTGGTTCCACGACTGCCCGTCCCACTTGTAGTCTCCGATATTGAATGCCTGGGCATCCGAATACGGCAATCCCGTGTACATCTGGAAGACGAACAGATCGTGCGCCACCTCCAGCGCAGAGCCAGCAGGCAGCGACAGCTGCTCGAACGCCCGCATCTCATCCTCGGTCAAATACTCCACGTTTTCACGTTCGCCCCTTTTGAACTGGCCCTTCAGCCGCTCGTATGGGTTGCGGTCAATCTTCCCGAACGAGTCCGCACGATTCAGCAGGGCCTTCAGACACTTGTGGTAATTATAGATACCAGCATCCGACAGTCGCTCCGGCCTAACGCCCCGCTTCCTTGCGGCATCACTCAGCGGCTTCGTAATTTTGTGCAGATACGCATCGAAGGCCACGATGTTCTCCACCGTCACGTCCTGCCACCGCCGAATCTTTCCAAAAGCCTCCAGCCTTGTCTGAAGCGGCTCGTAGTGCTTCCTGGTTCCCTCGCTCACAGAGAGCATCGGAATCTGCTCGGCCACCCAATTCAGGAACGTCGGCTCGTCGCTGTGAGCCTCCACGGTCTTCCACACATCCCGCCTGATACTCTCCACGTCTATCCCTACATTATTATTCACGCACGCATTCACGCACGCAAGTACCTTAGTATATATAATCGCCAGCCGCCTGTTCATCTCATCGGCACCCGGACAATTCACCACCTGACCCGCAGCGAACTCCGATTGCAGGCACCTGATTCCCGTGCCAAAGTAATATGATTTTCTGTCAACGGTCACGCGCACCTCCAGCTGACCCTTCCCGTCAGCCCCCGTGCGGCCCCGATGATTCCAAGTAATTGCATTTGTTATCATAGTTTGATGTTTTGCTTTTGTTAACTTTGTTTCCCCACCCTAAAATGGGGGTGGGGAAACATTGGCGCGACTTTTGCCCCAAGTTGCCCCATTTTGCCCCTAAAGTGGTAAAACCATAAATTTCAAAGATTCTCGTGTTTCTCCTTTATTTATGGGGGGTCCCGTGCTTTTCGGGCAACCCCCGCCTCCATCATCCGTGATCCGCTTGGGGTTATCGGCAATCCATGCGGAATGCCGATAAATACAGGGGGAGTGGGGGTGCCTGATGGGTGAGGGTGGGGAAACATTTGCTTCTTCATACCCTTTTCCCTTTCTTTTTTGGCAGTTCGGCAACACCTGGCGGGAATGGATAGTCGATGCTGGTGTTGTTCTTTAGCTGAGCAATCAGTCGTGACCTCTCGATGTTAAGGGATGCGATTGTCTCATCCCGTTCAATGATAATTGCATCTTTTTCCTCGATACGCTTGTGCAGTTGTTCGATAAGTTCTTCCTTCGATTCCAGACGGCGTTCCATTTCTTCTATGCGCAGACGCATTTCCTCACGGGCTTCATCGCGCCCGGCGATGATGGCGTTCACCATACTGCCATGGTCCATCTCGCTGTGTTGCTGAAGGTGATAGTCTGGGTTATATTCAACGCCCATCACTCTTCTTATTTCATCGTCGGGGACATTATCGGTCAGCATGTACGGAGACAGACCATCGAGGAAAGGCATGTATATCTTTCCATTGTACAAGTCCGCAATCCGCTGCTTCATGTCGAGACCGACCAGTTTCTTGCCGTTCTTATAGTCGGATATAAGAGGACTATGACAACGTAGCAATTCACACATTTTCTTCTGCGTGAGGTGGTGCTTTGTTCTGTACCATTCAAAGGCCCTAATGAATGGTGCATTCATCATTTTCCGCTCTTCCAGTTTCTTTTCCTCTTCGCTCATATTACACCGTCATTATGTTAAATTATCTTAAAATTACACCAGCATTACACCAACTTGACGGAATAAATATTATCTTTGCACCCGTAATTAATTAATGCAACGGAGGGGCACAAGAATAGCCGTCAGACGGGATGCCGTCTTTTCATAGCGGATAACCGCCCGTATTTGCAACACTTTGCGAGGGTGTCGGATTGCAAATATAAGGCTATTTCCCCAATGTTGCGCAATAAGTAATAATAAATTAAGTAAAATTATGATTTGCGACAAAGTATCAAGAGATGACATCAGGAACATCGCCGTAGGGCAGATGGGTGTTTTTGTTCTTCCGAACGCGAAGGCTGTGGAGACTGCCAGGGTGCAGTTCTCGACCATGAAGCGACTGGAAGACATGGACTTCGAGCGAGTGGAAACAGGGGAGGCCCTGACGATTGCTTATAAAAGAATCAAATAAGTGATGAACATCAACTGGAAGTTGTTTGAGCAGAAGGTGCTCGGGGCTGTGAGCCAGGCGGCACGGCGTTACTCGGAGAAATGGGTGACGGCTGAGACGCTGGGGGAGCACATCGAAACGCTGAACCAGAACTGGCTGAAGCGCAATGGAAGCTGCTTCAACAGGACAAGGGTGGAGTGGGACGATGAGAGCGGTCACCATACGGGCAGCTGGCTATATCCATTGCACGAAATTCAGGATATGGTTCTCGATGGTAGGATCAAGCAGCTGCAAGTGAAGTAGGGGAGGGTTGGCTGAATTGGTGAAAGCACCGCACCGCTAACGCGGCTGTCACACAGTGGCATGGGGGTTCGAATCCCTCACCCTCCGCGATGATGAAAGGGGATTGGTCTTTGACTTATTGGA